TATAAAATTTCATACCATATGGTAATACATTTGTCATAAATGATGCGGCGGCACCTGCACCATATTTACTAGACACACTTACAGTAGTATTGTCTTTGTACATCAAAACACTATCGACCAATTTAAATGCTGGATCAGTCGGAATAGCAAACATTCTTAAATCGGTACTCAACATATCACTCGGAGACGTAACATTTTTAAGTTGATTTTTAAATGCTAAAATACCTACCAACACTTCACCGAAGTAAATACCAAGTTCATCTATATGGCTATCGTCAATTCCGTTAAGATCAATGGTCGTTAAATCAGTTTGATCTAAATAAGTTTTTATCTTTTCAATAACAAAAGAATTTGTATTTCCTAATTTTTTTTCTGCACCATCAATTACACTTCTTTTAAGTTGATCAAAAGAAGTAAAACTCATTACCTCTACATGAGGTTGTGTAAGAACTGTAATATGTGTTAAATGACCACCCTCTGTAAAATGCTCTGCTAAAATGTCTAACTTAGGTGGTCGTTCTCTTCCTTGTTGATCTGTAGGTTTTCTGAGTTTAGAAATTAATACGAAACCTTTTTTACCAGTATATTCAATCTCTACATATTTCTTATTATCAATTTCTTCAAATTTATTTTTTAATAACTTTACTTCTGTTCTAGGATTTATTCTTATATCCATTTCAACTAAAGATGTACCTTCTTTGCTATACATATCAGCAAATTGACCATTCTCAGTTTTAATAGTCAATTTTTCCCAGTCTTTATTATTCGTAATGTATCTTACGAATACTGGATTTTGTGGATCTTTTCTATCTCTTTGACCTAGATGAGCCATTACTCTTTTTTATCTTTGAGCATCTTTTGAAGTTCTGCGGTACTTCCTACAAACAATGCATTTGTAACATTATTTGGTGATGCTTTTTGTTCGTTAGTAATGTCTTTGACTTGTTTGTGAAGATTTACCAAATCTTTATTTTGTTCACCAACTGTTTTAATTAATTGACCTACGACTTCATACATTCTTGCATTACCACTATCTCTTGCATCCTGTAATAGTTCATCAATTGCATCTTGACCTCGTTCAATGATATTGTACATATTTTCACGGGCATACTTATAGTCATTATCTAAGTCGTTTTCATCTGAATTAACAACTTTTCTTTCAAGAGGTTCTTTTGCAATTGCAATGTCAGAAGGCAATTCCAGTAGGTCATTTAATTTATCTTCAAAATCTTTCATCATAATTTTTATCCAAAAGTTCCTGTAGCAGGATCATAATCAACTGGTGGACTAAAGACTGTAACCGTTGTGTTTGCATCAAAATCATCTCCAGGAGTGATGTATGTATTAGCCCCACCCTCTGGTATTACTGTAATCTTACTGATTACATTGTCAAGTCCTAATTTGGTTTCACTTGATTCGGTAATCATATTGTCACCTGTCTCAAGTAAAAAGAAATCTTCTGAAAAATTTGTGCTTGACTCTAAAGATATTCTTTCAAATGTACCAGTTGATGGCGTATCTGAAACCGTTTCTTTAAATGCAATTTCAATTGATTTAATAATTGATTGACTTGATTTAATGTCAGGATAAATGAATCCTTTAAGTGTAAAATTCATTGTCCATATAATTGTTCTTCTACTGGAAAACTCTCCTTCATATGAATCTTCGCTTGTAGCACCAGCAATGACTATGGGTATGTCTAATTTGATACCCATATCAGTTAATATGTTTACACTCACATTAAACTCTGGTGTAAAGAATGGTAAAATTTGTTCAAGTATTTGAGTACCATCTTCTGCGTTTTCGACAAATGCATAAAGAGAAAAATCAAACAAGTAAGGAGAAGGATTAAACATCTTCTTTATATTACGATTACCATTGATTGTTTCTTTATGTGTCAAGGCTCCTACAGAATTTAATTTTCGAACAGGATCATAATTCATTCCTGTCATTTCAAAAGCAAGTCTAGGTAACTGTATAGCAACTTGTCTTGTAAGACTAGGATCTTGATTTATCCTAGATAGAAATTTTTGCTTAGGTCCATAAGCAATCGGTACTTTTTGACGAGAAACAACAACTCCAGAAGAATTCTTTTTCTCTATATTAATATCATTAAACAATGTACCAAACAATGCAACATATTTTCTTATTGTTTGATGATAAAAAGTTTGTCCTAACATAATACTCCAATATTTCAGTATTATTTAGTTATATAAATAGTCTTATGGCACTTACAATAAAAACTCAAGGCGAAAATTTAACAATGCATCAAGGTAGTAACTTTGAAAAAGTTTTTACTGCCAAAAATGCAAATAACTCAAATGTAACGATTAGTAGTGGTACATGTGCTTCTAAAATGAAAAAGAATCACACTACCACAAATACATCTTTTATTCTCACCTTCTCAACATCTGTTTCGGGCAGTAATGTTACAATTACTGCAAATGCTACAACAACTGGTGAAATGTCTTCAGGTTTATATGTGTATGATGTGGAATTTATACAATCGGATGGCGTAACTAAAGAGAGAATCGTTGAAGGTATGATTACAGTTTTACCTGAAGCAACTACTTAATAATTAGATTCAGAAAATGGATTAGATTCAGAGAAATCTATGATAGAATCTGATTCAGTTTGAATCGTAATATTGTTTGCAGATGTATCATTAACGAATGTTTGAGTATTTGGTGTGGTTCCTACTGTGAAAGATGCCCCACTTGTATTACCAACAACATTTTGTGATACAGAAAATGTACCTTTTAAATCAGTAAGTTTCAATACTCTATCAGTTGAATTCCAAGATATAACTCTTCCTTTAGTATTTGCCGTGCTTTCTGTACTTCCTACATAAACATATTCATCTTCAACATAATTTCCTGATCCTCCTGCTTGTAGAGTTACTTCAACTGCATAAGCAAAGTTATCTTCTATATCATCAATTTGTTCAATACCCGTATCGATTCTTTGACTATCATATTGAAACAATTCACATGTCATATCAAATATCGGTAGTTTACCAAATTGATAAAACATTGATTCATGTTCTACAAATCTAATCTCATATAATTTTTTATTAAGTGGTAAAAATATTAGATCACCTTCTCTAGGTCTTTCATAACCAGTTTCTAAATTTTCCCATCTTCTTCTCGCTAAAGAAAATATCACTTGATCTCTTATCTCTAAACCAAATCTTGATATAAAATCACCTTCGCCTTCAAAACCATCTACTGATTTGACATACATTTCAATAAGATGTGATTGACTAAACTGTGAGATCGTATCTTCACCATATAACAAATCTTCATTCATGTATTGTCTTGGGAGATAATAATTGTCAATACCGAATTGTTTTATTGATTCGATAATCAAATCTTGATGAAGATTTTGTTCTGATGTATTTTCAAAGTGATTGAAATAGGGATTTGTAGCCATTATCCTGGACCAACCATAAAGTCAACTGGTAATTCGTACTTGAGAGATACTTGTTCCTCTGTCTCTCTTATCTCTTGATTAGCCTCTTCAAATAATTGTCTACCATTTAAGGTTGTTCCGCCAGGTAATTGAACACCTTCATATTTAATTAGATTTGCACCCCATTGTCTTTTAATGAGAGAAGTAACATATCTTTTCAAAAACATATCGTTGTAAACATCAGTAAAAGAATTTGGATCTATTATTCTATATGCATCTACAACAAGATACTCTTCAGGTTTTAAATCGTCATTGTCCCAATCTATATCTAAATACAATCTGTTTTGATGACGATTAAATCTAATAGGTTTTTTTCCTACAAACATGTCATTCAATAATTGTAAATGTTGCATTGACATTTTATAATTTATTACAGATGTTGCCGTCAGATAAGGCATTTCATTTAAATGAAATTGATATCTGAATGAAAACAAATCACTTGATGTCTGTCCTCCACCTGTATCTTGAATATCAAAAATTCTTACTACACCTATAATTGAATCTGACAAAGTTACATATCGATTATCAACATCGCCAAATGTGACAAGATTAGCATCTGTAGCGGCAACTGCGGTCGAACCGCTTGTATTTCCTGTTATTGTTTCGCCATTTGAAAAACTTGAAGATACATTATTGTTGGCTATATCATTTGAATCCATATGTTTTTTAAATGTAATAACAGATGAATTTGCAGAATGCACGGTAGCACTTGCATCAGAAGTGCCTCCTGTAATAATTTCACCATTAGTAAAAGCACCTGTATTCGAACTTATCTTTAATTCAGAACCAGTTATTCTATGAATATGATAATGTTTTTCTACGGCATCAAAATGATACTCTTGAAAAAATTGCAATCCTTCATCAATACGATCTTCAACTTGATCATCTTCGACATTGATTTCAATAACAGGTTTGCCTAAATTTCTTAGACAATATTGTTTTAATTCTTCTCTTGTACTAGGTGTAGCCATGAAAATCTTTATGAGGTATTTACAATTGTTCCACCAACATCTCTTACTGGTAGTCTACAATTAACTGTTCCTGAAAAAACTTGTTCACCAAAAAATTTTGCTGAACCATTTACATATGCGACAAACGTATCTGCGGTTGTATTTGAAACTTGCAATGTTGTAGTTCCACCAGTTGTAGATCTGTTAAAAAGTTTTAAGGTCGAACCAGTTGTAGTTGCACTATTTGACATTAAGACTGCAAGTGGTACAGTATGAGCCACGGTAGAATGTAGATTGAATCCTGCTTTATCTGTTGTATTGTTTATACCGACTATTCCTTGTCCGCCATCAATTTTATATTTAAATGCAATTGATGATGTCGCACCAGTAGCATCTTGATTCAAATTAATAATTGATCTTGCAGTTGTCGAACTATTGTTATCAACCAAGTCAATCAATGAAGAACTCATATTATAAGATGTACCTGTACCTAAACCATGATGAATTGCTAATGCATGTCCAGATGTAATAGTATCTACATCTAAATCAATAACATTAGCAGTGGTTTGTTCACCGTCAATTGAAATAGCCATTTGGTCAGCATCATTTGAATCAAGAAATATGCCCGTTGCGCCATCTGAAGAACCAACATTAACATGAAGTTTTGCTGATTGTGTTCCTAAAGTATCTGCACCTGGTATTTGAACAGATGATCCAAATTCACTATCGACCATTAAACCATTTGCAGATCCTACGCCAAGCATCATTCTATCATTTGTATGATCATATAAAACAAATCCAGCATCGGTATCAGCAGTATCTCCAAAAGCAATTACACCATTTGATGCAGTATTTGATAATAAAGTCATACCGACATCAGTATTACCATTTTCTAAAACAAGTTCATCTGCAAAAGCATCAACCGCAGTTTTATTATCAGATGCGGCCGCAAATTCTGTTCTAATGTGTAATCTACCTACAGATGATGTTGGGTG